ATAGACGAAATGAAGTTTAAAACATTCCTACAAGTATGGTATGGAGACAACTCTGTTAAAGATATGGAACCAATTTATGATTGGTTCAGAGATATAAATCCACAAGATGATTTTGATTTGTATTATTCTACTGATTTTGTACGTGGTGCTGGTTGGATGGTAGGAAGAACAAACCAACTCTTCTCACCTTATGAAAATCTGACAAAGAGGCACATAGCTTTGGTTGCGCAAAGAGCTGGACTTCCATACCCTAACTGGATTAATAATTATGGTTTGGCTACACGCGCAGATGTTAATGCATGGTTTCCGTTTTTAACATGGTATGAAGAACGTTGGGATGAAAATATTACTAGGGGTCAATTTGCAAGATTGCTTTACAGGATTACTGAAAATCCAAGTCCAACTATACACAGCACTCTAAAAGGATATTGTGATAAATCTGATAGTGAAATACAGTACCTAAGGATAAATGCAAGTGGCGCAAAATTAACTTGTACAGTTGAACAGTTAGTTGGTTATTATAATTACTGGGGTTCAGTATTCGGCATCAGAGCTGACATGGCATTAGCTCAGGCTATAAAAGAAACTGGGCATTTTGAATATGGTGGTATTGTAGACTGGACTGACAATAACTTTTGTGGTCTTGGCGGTGGTCCTGGAGAAACATTAGCAAAATTCCCAAGTGCAGAACTAGGTGTAATAGCTCATATGGCACACCTGGCTTGTTATGCATATCCAGAGGACATAACTATTTGGTGTAGTTCCACATACGATCCTAAGCATGATCACTCTATCTATCACAAGCTAAACCCTAATGGTGGTGACACAACTTGGATTCAACTAAATGGAGTATGGGCAGTACCTGGAACTTCTTATGCGCAAGACATAGCTCGCATTGCTTCTAGATTTTGATACAACGTTTATTTCAAAATAATACTATCTGCAATAAAAGTATTATCCTCTACTATATAAGTAGTCTTAATAAAAGCTGTATATAAATCGGCTATAAACCTAAATGTCTGCAGACAAAGGTGACTCAACTACATGTCTTATAATAGAGAGCTTTCTAGGCTTCTTTCGATGCGGAAGTCAAAAATTGTTCAACAAGCATCGGAACAAGTAGATGACCCAACAGATTTGGGCCATCGAATAAAGCAAGTAACATATGGGACATCTGGCAAAGTTTATCAGTCTCGTGGTTTTGAGTCTCCAGAAGTAGACTTTTCGTCTCTCAGAAAAGCCAGCAGAACAGAGCCATTCTTTAGGCGCAGAGCAAATCGTATCCAGAATTTGATTTGGAAGAACGGTTATGTTCTAAACACTGAAAGCGAAGAGGCTAAGCAGTACATACAATCTCGCATGGAGTTATTTTCAATTTTAACTGGGAATAGCTTTGATTTATTTATGCGCAAGGTAAGTAGAGAGCTTGTTATGTTTGACAATGCTCTTATATTTGAAAAAAGACTTCCAGTAAAAGATTTAATCAAATATGGTATTAATGTTCCAGCAAAAGGAGTTGGACCTAATAAGAAAAAAGGTCCAGTCGTAGCGTATGAAATCATTCCTCTTGACACAGTATCTTATAAGAGGGATAAGTATGGGAATATAACATCGTGGCAGCAGAAGGCTAATAACGGAGAAACAAAAACATTTCAAGCAGACGAAGTAATACTCATCAAAAATGATGATGAGTCTGGTGATATATTAGCCTATCCTGCATTGCAAATGGTTCTTCCAGATGCAAGAATATTACGACAACTAGAAACTGACGCTAGCCTTGTAGCACATAGACTTGCATTCCCTGTATTTAAATATAGAGTTGGAGACCCAAAAGTAGAGGGGTCTCTACCAAAGAAATCTCAGGATCTAAATGATATCTGGTACACCTTAGAGGGCATGCTGCTAGAGGGTGCGCTAATCATCCCCGGTACTGATGACTTTGAAGTCGTTCTTTCTGATGTTAAGATTGATGGATTGTCTAGCATTCTTGAATACTTCAAGAAGAGGGTTATTGTTGGACTTGGGCTATCTCCTATCCACATGGGTGAAAGCGATGCCAACAGGTCAGTAACTGATAGATTAGATGTACAACTTTATGACGATGTAAAAGCATATCAGAAGACATTGTCTGATACTTTTACGTTATATATATTCTTTAAGTGGCTTCTTGAGGGTGGATTCAAATTAGGACTTGGTGAAATTGGCCAATCAAAAGATGTAGTGACTCTTCTATTCCAAGAGATAGATACTGATTCGCTTATTAAAAGGCAGAATCATGAGCTTGCACTATGGGTTCAGGATGGTATTACCCATGATGAACTTCGCTTGGCTTTAGGTAAAACTCCGATAACTGATACTAGTAGATTGTATTCAGATTTAATTGGCAGCATAACAGCTAAGCATAAAGAAGCTGTTGACAAATCTTCTGCTCAGGCGACTGGCGGAGGGCAAAATCAACAAACAAACGCCAAAACTAGAGCCCAAAAAACATCTTCACAAGATGACGATAATCTTAGTCTACTAGAGTTACTCTTAGATATAAAAGAGTCTGTGATAGAGAATTCTTCTCTATCTGTAATTCTAGAATTGTGGAGTACTTTTGAGAGTGATATTTCCAACTACCTAGAATCAAATAGCGGTATTATGTCTATATCTAATATGGATGGAATTAAAGACATATTCTCTCAAGAGCTTAGTGATAGACTTAGAATATTTGTAGCTCAATCTATGAGTCATGGTATAGATAGAGGATTCTCAGAAGCTAGAGAAATAGATCCTAATATTGCTCCAATGAGAATGACTATGTACAATTCTAGTGTAAACATTGTATTAAAAAGTATGCGTTACTATGTTAACAAATTAGTCAATGATTTATTTGATAGGATCGAAACTGAAATAGAAGAATCACAATCTATATCTGCCAGCGTAGAAACAGCATTTATGGTATTAGAATATAGAATAAAATCTATAGTAACTTCGCATATGTCTATTGCAGAGAACTGGGGCGTATGCAAAGTAGCACAACATGCTGGCTATAAACAAGTTTGGCAAGACTCAGAGTTAGGTTGTACGGTTTGTAAAACTGGGTGGATAGACACTAAAGAACTAGAACTTAAAAGTGTACCACCATTCAGTACACATCCAAATTGCGCTTGCTTAGTACATATTAAGAAATTATAAATTATTGCATTTAATTTTGCACCATTTATATTATGCAATGCTTATTCTCTAAGGTTGTAGTACAATAAATAATATGAAAAAGAGAGATTTCGATAACATATTAGAAATATTTAAGTCGAAGTACGCCGAGAGACATGAAATACAGGTGGAACAAATCGACACTGAGACTCTAGAGATTCTTTGGCATAGAGCTAATAGAATTTGTAATGGAAGAAGAGGTTTAAATGAAAAAACTGAAGAATCCAGTGTTCTTGGAGACAGTTCACTTTTCTTTGACTGATGAGGATGTTGAGCTTCTAGACCTAGAGCTTAATGAAATAAATGAATCTTCAAAGAATAGTAAGTCTGTTTTTAAGTGTCGCATAAATGCTCTCCATGCTGGAACTACTAAAAACCTTCATACATATCCATTAGAAGAGCTGGAATTGTCTGCTAAAAAGTGGACCAAGCCTTATGGTAAACCTGTACTAAAGAACCATGATATTCTCGAAGAGCCTTTGGGCAGAGTAGAGGAAGCTAGTGTTCTTAGGTATGGTGACAATGAAGGCGTTCTCTCTATGATCGCGTCTATTCCTGATAAAGACGCGGCTGAAAAGATTCGGGATCAACGATACGTTACGGTAAGTGTGGGTGTCACTAGCCGAGCCGTAGAGTGTTCTATATGTGGTCAGAACTGGTTTGATGATGAATGCGAACACGAAGTTGGAGAGAAGTATGACGGTAGTATTTGTACTGCTGTTATACGAAAACTGCAACCAGTAGAAGTATCTTTTGTCAACCTTCCGGCCGACGCAAATGATGAAAGATTCGCTGGCGTAATAGCTATAGGCGAATCTGAAGATTTTGAATTCTTCTCTGGTGCTGGCAAGGGTGTAGCCAAATCAAAGAAGAAGTCATCTGATGATGACATAGCGCTCGCTTTAAAGGAAACCTGGCAGGATTTCCTTGGTCTGCTCAATACAGAAGGGGAAGAAACCCAAGTAATGGATGAGGAGACAAAAACTCAAGAGACTATCTCAACTGAGGAGAAAGATGTTGAGGATGCAGTTACCAATGAGGAGCAAGATCTAGATGTCGTTAGCGAGGAAGCCCCGGTTTCCGAGGAAGCGACTGAAGGGGAGAGCACTGAAGAGGAAACTACTTCTGATGAAACTTCCGTTGTCAACGAATTAGACTCTCTGTCAGATTATCTATCTGACGAGAGTGAAAACGTAGCATCCGAAGAAGAAGTTGTTGAAGAATCTGTGACCGAGGATATCGATACTCTCCAAGGTAGGGTTAGAGAACTTGAGGATGAAAATGTCAGGCTGAAGCAAAGTCTTAAAGAACAAGAAGATGCTGCAGCCGAGATTGCTAAAAACGTGCGCCTTATTTTATCGCGTCACGTGGCAGATCTAAAAGTCATCTTAAACAAAGCAGATACTGATGATGTTAATGTATTAGAGGCTGAAACCAGCCAACATACTATTAAAGAATTAGTAATCGAGCTAAAAGAACTCCGTAAAGAACTTAAAGAGTCTGACTTAAATGTGTCTGATCTTTTTTCCCAAAATGGAATTTTAAAACAAGAAACTATTGTTAATTCCACCCAAGAAGAAGATGTTGTAGACACGAACACAAGCGAAGCACCTGCTCCAACGCAAATCATTAGTGAAAAAGCACTGGTGCAGGCAATGACCGAGCGCCTCTCTACAAGCAGACCTTATAAAAGGAAAGGTCAATAGAGAATGACTAAAGCATCATGGAGATATGTCTATGGGAAGTCTACTGGTGACATTATGGTGTCTGAGGGCATCGCGCCATCAACTTACTTCCTTCCCGACGAAACACTCCCAACCCTTTGGTATGATCATGATGATGATCTCAGATATGAGGTTATCCTTCCCAAGGGTACAATTTTAACTCTGTATACATCAAGTGCAGACGGCGAGGCCACCCCTTGCTTCCGTTACTGCACCAAGACTGGTAAGCCAGTAGGTATTGCACAGTACCATCTATATCGTGAGTTTGATAAGGGCACCTCTCAGGGTGCCGGTTGGATTCGGCGTGGGTATATCAAGTACCCCTTCATTCCATCTGTCCTAACTCCTGGTGATATTTTTGGTGCTGGTGGTAGTCCTGCTGATTGTGAGAACGATACCATTGAACCCGGTGACTATGTCATGTCTGACGACCTCGGTCGTTTTACTAAGTGGGTTGAGTGGGATGCTACTCATGCAGCTTATGGCTACAGTACAACCAAAATCGTTGGTCAGGTAATTGATATTCAGAAGTTCGGTGTTACTTATAATACTCAACACATGGAGTTTTTAAAGTACTCTACCGACGAATTTCAAGATTCCTTCAACACTCTAACAGAAGACCAACCCTTCCTTGCGAGTTCTGATTATGTAGCAATGTTCGAGACTGGCGTTACGGCTTCTGCTATTGATGATGCCGATAAGCTAGGTATCGACGATGCACTAGACCGCTATGGGGCTCAGGGCATGGTTACCATCGCCCTAATGCTCTAGAAGGGATTATCTAAAATGAAAAAGACATTCCAAGAGCTTCTACAAGAGAAGAAAATCACCAGCGCTGATGTTTTTGCTGAAGCAATTTCTCGCAATGGTAAATACACCTATAAGGATGAAGTAGATGGTGTCCAGGTTGAGAAGGAAGGCTCACTCACAATTGAGGAAGCTTTCTCTACTCCTGACGCATCTATTCTATTCCCTAAGGTTATTAGTAACGTATTAGAAGAGGCTGCTGAACCCAAAAAGGTTCTTACTCCTCTGCTCTCTGTTGTACGTACTGAGGGTCGTGCTCAAGAATTCCCAGCAGTTGGTGCTCTCCGTGCTGGTGAAGTTCCCGAGGGCCAAGAGTACCCAGCTCAGAGCCTGGTCTTCGAGAAAAGACTCGAAGGTAAGGTTTCTAAAAAGGGTCTACAGGTTCCCATTACTGATGAGGTTATAGCTGATTCTCAGTGGGATATCGTTGGTCTTCACCTTCGCGCTGCCGGTCGTGCAATGCAACGACTAAAAGAGTCTATCGCTCAAGAGCGTTTTGATTCTGAGGCAGTTGCTGTGCTTGAGAATACCTATGGTGCTTCTTATCAAACAACTGGTGTAGGGGCGGATGCTGAGACGGCCAATGGTTCACTCTCTCTCATGGATATTATCACCCTTGCTGGTGAGCTTATTGCTGATGAGAGAAACTTCACCCATCTGATTATGCATCCACTGTCCTGGGTTATCCTAGCCAAAGATCCAGTTATTCGTCAGTTCCAGATTTATGGAGCTCGTGACGTTTATGCTGCGTCTGTTCCTTCAGGTCGTAACCTATATGAGGACAATGCTTTCTTGGGCATGTTCCCATGGGTTCCTTCAATCATTCTTTCTCCTTACGCAAAGTGGGACACTTCTGAGGCATATCCTCAGACTGATGTTACAGCTATTGACGCTGAAGACATTGGTACCCTTCTTGTCCGTGAAGAGCAGATGACTGAAGAGTTTGACAATCCCACTCGCGATATTCGCGCTCTCAAGCTTCGTGAGCGTTATGATATCGTTGTGTATGGTGATCGTCAGATTAAGATGGCCGAGAACGTAGTTGTAACTCGTAACTACGAGGCATTTGCCTAAGATATATTAGGCGGATATAGTTAGCATAATACGAGGGGTGAGATAGATTTAATTATCTTCTCACCCCTCAATCTCTATACGGGGAGGATATTGTTGTGTTTTCAATAAAACCAGGAGATATAATAACTATCAAATATCCAGACAAAAACTCCCTTGTAAAGGCTGGGAAAATTCAGCTCAAAGTTCCAGACAATATGTTTGCTGTAGTGCCAGATACAATAACAAAGCGTGATTTGGTACTATTAGAAAGCTTAGTTGACTGGGATATTATAACTGTCAATAGTTCACCAGTTGAGTCATTTCTTGTTGAGGAGGATATAGAAAAGTATGAAACTCTGAAAGCTAAAGAGGCTTTAGATTTTATTTACAGCATGAAAACTTTATGCGGTACTAGAGCCAACAAGCTTATAGAATATGAAAAAACTCACAAGAACAGGAAAACTATACTTAAAGCTTTTGGTTAACTATGCTAAGCACACTGGCCACAGTTGGCGAATATATAGGACTAGGATTTATCGTAATATTAGCTATTCTTGGTCTTTACTTCCAGGCAAGAAATTGGTTTAAAAAATCTAAGAGCGATGAAGAAGGTTCTAAGTACGCAGACTTTATGTCCACCATAACTGCATTGCGTGATAAGATAAGTGTAATGCAGAGCGAGATGCAGGACTTACAGGCTAAAGTTCAACATCTCGAAGAAAATAATGAACAGCTATTGATGGATGTTGGCAAATATAACGAAAAAGCAAATCATTATCTGGCGCTTTTTATGACAAGATGTCCTTATGAGGAGTTGAAAAGTGGAAAAGGTTACTGCGACTATTTCCACCCATTAGACAAAAAGCGTATTAGAGAAGAGATAGTATCTAAGATAGCGCTAGAGTCAGATTCCATAGAAGACATGGTATATAGTGACGATTGTAAGGAAAATAAATAATGGAGCACAAGCTAGGCTGTATACCTGATAAATATGATAAAAGAGATATTCCATTAGGAGCATTCTTAGATAGCTACGCAATTATACAAGAATCGTTAGATTATAAATTATACTTTGATATTGGCGATAATCAAGGACAAGATCCTTCTTGCGTAGGATATGGATGTGTTGCTATAAAAGAAGCAATAGATAGAATGAATTGTGAATATACTAGACTATCTGAAATCTGGTTATACGACCAAGCGAAGAGAAGAGATGAAGAGCCATACTGTGAAGGAACATCGATTAGAATCGCCATGAAAATAATGGCATCTATTGGATGTGCTCCATTTTCATTTATAGAAGAAAAAAGACCTTATGCTTTTGGGAAGTATGACAGTTTAATAATTCCCAGAGAACTAACTTCTCCATTCAGAATTAAGACATATGCTAGGTTACGCAATATAGATGAAATGTGTAGATGTCTTGCACAACATGGGCCATTCGCAATAGGCGTATTGGTAACCGATGAGTTTAATAATATGGTTGGACCAGGCATAATACCAGATTCATATACAAAGTATTATGGCGGTCATTGTATAGCTGTTACAGGCTATTCCATACCAGAGCAAACATTTACAATAAGAAATTCATGGGGAGAATGCTGGGGAGATGGTGGCTTTTCAAAGCTATCATTCAATTATGTAGATAGGTTCATGCTAGACGCATGGGGCATAGTCGATGTAACCCCAAATGAAATCTAGAAAATACTCTCTACAAAATTGTGGATAAGAAACTACACAAAAAGGAAAATATAAATGGCTGTTACGGCTAAACTTTTTGGCAAATATCTATACCATGTTGTGTTAGGTGATACTAATACACAACATAAGTGGGAAGACAATACAATCAAATGTGTTCTTTGCACTAGTGTTTCTAATATAAGCACTGAGAATGCTCAAGATACATTAGAGTATTATAGTGAGCTTACTGGTGAAATCACCGGTGATGGCTATACTGAAGGTGGTATGGCTATATCATACGACGCTGGTAAGACTTCTACATACAGTGGAACAGACAACACTATTACGTTTGATGGTGATGATGCGTACTGGTCTAACTCTACAATTACAGCTTATTATGCTGTCTTGTATGATGCCAGCACAAGCGCAGATTCTACAGGACAACTTTTGATTGGGTATGTTGATTTTGGTGCTGACCAATCATCTGCATCTGGTACATTTACTGTACAATGGTCTTCAGCTGGTATTGTAAAGATAACTGTTGCCTAGATAAAACTTAATGTTTGAGGTATAATAAAGGGGTATCACTTAGTGAGAACCCCTTTACCTTTTGGAGACAGTATGCCAAAGAAAAAGAAGATTGTAAACTCATTACCAAATGCAGATGATTATGATACTAGAGTATTAATATCATTGCCTACCAGCGGGAATATTAGGGCTGAAGTTGTCGGTTGGGTTATGGATTCTATACGTAACGGTCCCCCAAATGGTGTCCATATTGGTTTGCAGCTTATGATATCAACGTTTCCAATTGACTATATAAGGAATAGTCAAGTAACAAACTTCTTAGGGACAAAGTGTACTCACCTATTCTTATTAGATTCAGATTGTGAACCTCCCAAGGATTGTATTCTTAAACTGTTAGAACATGATAAAGATATAGTCACTTCTATTGCACCGGGAATTGTCGGGGGTAAAATAGCCTATACTTCCTGCTTGCTTGAAGGGAAAGCTATTGGACATAAGTTCAAAATGGTTGGGCCTGGAAGTTCTGAGTTGCCGTCTGGCTTAACTGAAGTTGATGCTTGTGGAGCTACTGGTATATTAATCAAGCGTCATGTATTAGAATCAATGCAGTATCCATGGTTCAAGGTTTTATATAAGAATGATGGAAGTGGTATAGATTGCGGCGAAGACTTTTTTTTCAACTTAAAAGCTAAAGAATATGGATTCACCACATACGCAGATTTTGATTTAGTACAAAACCATTATAAGACAGTAGAGTTAAATGGAATCAAGAACCTACTCTAGTAGTTGTATAATAGAATCTGGTGTAATGTGTGCATATATTCGTGCAACAAACCAGTGTACTATAATATCAATATTCGCGGCCATCAAAACCACCATACAAACTTGGCCCCATATATTAAAAATAAAGCTTAAGAAACTTCTTCTTCTCTACAGATTTATAGATATTCCACCTCCCATATATATATTACATTTTGCGAACCTAGCAATGTTTTAGCCTACTCTCTTTATTTATAAGTAAGTAAAGAAGTGGGCTAAAACCATATATACACATATATAATAATCTGGAAATATTTATATGATAAATAACATTATACATCCGCTAGATAAGTCTACATATTTACCGATTAGACTTGTTTGGTATTGGCTTACTTGGGAAGCTGTCTTAACAAAAGATACAAAAACATGTCCTGTTAGAAAAGTTGTAGTCTAACTCTAAAATAAAAGGAATGATATTATGCCATTAGGAACAAGAGTAACAGTAAATGTAGGTCCTGATGACTTACCAAAAGTATTAGAATATGTCAAAGAGGATGATAGTGAAATAGCAGATGTGGTGATGGTGGATAACGCTCCCGCGCTGGGCACCGTGGGGAGTCCCAGCGCCGACGTGCTCACCGTGCAGGGTGTGAGTGGGGGAACAGCTCTCCCGGTAGCTGAGCCTGACACTGCCTCTGCATCGAGTGGCGAGGCCGTGGATATCTCTTCGACGGACCACACCTGCACCAGCACTACCCGCGCCCTGTACGTAGGCGGCGGGGGTGACGTGATAGCCACAGTCGGGGGCGTGGACCTGACATTCAAAGACGTGCCGGGCGGCACTATCCTACCCATCGCTGCCACAGTCATCAAAGACGAATCTACCGCGACCTACATGGTCGCTCTCTGGTAATGCTGGGCCTCGGCATACAACTTCCCTGGCGGCAGCAGGCGCTCGGTATCCCCGTGCGGGCCTGGTGGCTTATCATGACCTCTACGACCCCACGGCCTCTCTCGCCTCCGTGCCCGACCTCTCGGGCAACGGGTACGCCCTGCGACTCGGCTCTACCGCCGGGGCAGACACCAACGACCCCGCGTGGGCGGCGGGGGGTAAGGGCTTGGTCTTCACGACGGATGACTACTGCCTCACGGCGGACCTACCGGCCATGGACCTGGCCTCGCCGTTTACCTGGGTGCTCATTGCCAAAGGCATCACGGGAGATGGCAATTACATAGGCGGTCTGTGTCTCCCAACAGGATATTCCAACTATGTGTTGTTGCAGCACTTTGGTCCGAATACTTGGCGCTTGCGATAGGACGACGGCACGGGTGGCGTTTACGACCAGCGAACCGTAGATGATGACGCTCTGCATTGTGTATCGG